TTATTCCTCGTACTGTTCTTCCGGGTGAACGTAATTAAGCTTCGGGATACTTACCTTATGGCCGAAGCACATCCTATTAAATATCGAGGTCAACAGCTCCATCGCCCCGCGGGCCATGTTGTCCGAGCACTCCGTCGCCTTCAAGTACCGGCTCGCACATCCGTTCCGGTTCTGGAGCTGACATTCACGCCACCTTTTCTTGTAATACTGGCCGTGGAAGCAGAAGATCTCCTGGCCGTTCTCGGTGAAGAGCTTGCCGCTTTTGTCCACCGCCCGGGTATAGGGCTTCAATATGCTCTCGTTCGTGCCGAGCCAGGAGTGGTTTGAGAGCTTGATTATCTTGTCGTAGAGCCCCGCCTCGAGAAAACACAGGTTCATCGCGTCCATATCCGGGGCCTTGAAATTATTGTCCGGGTAGCCGTCGGTGAAGATCTCCCACGACCGCTTCAAGGGCCGCTCGTATTTGCCGGCGTCTATGAACAGGGGGCAATTACAGAGGTCCTTGTCGTTCGTAAAGGACGGATCCCACAGGGGCTTTCCGTCCTTCGGAATATGGTGAGGATCATCGTACTTCTTGTTCTGCTCCTTGTGGGCCCCGAGGATGAATCCGGTCTTCGCCGCGATCTCAAAAAACTGCCAGGGATCCCGGGTAAATACCAGGTCCGCGTCCAGGACACACACGGCGTCGTAATGCTTGCCTATCTCGGCCGCGTACCAGTACCTCTTCCGGCAGACGATCTCGCTCTCGCCGCCGTATTCCCTGGCCTCGGCTTCCGGGATGATCCTTATATGAAGGCGATAGGTCCATTCCGTATCTGCAAGCTGCTTGAGATAATCTTCCGGAAACTGATAAGCATAAAGGTAAACATCATTCTTATTGCCGACGAAATCGAGCGAATTAAGAAGGGCGTTGACTTCCGGCACGTACTTCTTACAGGCCATCACCAGGAAAGCGTATTTCGAATTCGGTTGATACTCGCTCATTGAGACATCCTCTCTGTTATCCATTCGATTAAAGGTTTTTCATCCGCTATATGTACATGGCCATCGCTTTTTTCTGCGATCAGAAATCCGTCCTGGTCGCAGAGCTTATCGTAAATATCCACGAACGGATAGCCGCCCTGCTTCAATTTCTCGTTCATATACTTGACATAAGCTAATCGCTCTTCGTCCGTACCGAGAAACGGAAAGCCGGGGTTCTCCGGGGTCTTCGCCTTCCTCGGCGGCGGGACCACGTTATAGATCCACACGTTCTTATGCGTCTTCGCGTTCAATCCGATCGTATAGAGGTAATTCTCGACGAGCTTGTCTATCGTCTCCTGCCAGGGTTGATATTTATGCACATGACACCGGCAATCTATCTCGCCCCAACAGAAGCATACGATCGCGTCTTCGGGAATACCCTCGACGACATTTACCCTGCTTAACCCGAAGTGATACATCGTCATCGGGCCCATGCCCCGGGTAATTACACCCGGAATCTTGAGCCAGGCATGCCAACAATGACTATCTCCGACGGTGTATATTACTTTATTACCCACCATGTAAAATCGTCTCCTGTTATAAGCCGGTCTCCGAAACGCTCTTTGATCACTTCCGTCAACGGATGACATTGACCGTAATCATGTCCGCCGAATATGCCGCCTTCCCGGACCAACGGATAATAAAGCTCTATATCCGCCCGGATACCGGCCTCGGAATGGTCCCCGTCGGTCCACACGAAATCAATCGTTTCTTTCGGGATGAACTCTACCGCGTACGAGCTCCGGAAAGGCAGGATGAAGGCCCTGTGGCGGTTCTCCGCGTTCGATAGCCGCTTATAGGCGAACTCGCGGTTCTTGTCATGGTACTCCTGCGGCTCGCCGGCTTCGAACTCCGCCTTGTCCCTGTGCTCCCACGGATCTATCGTGTAGACATAACATTGAGGCACGAATAGAAGGATCGCACTCGTCAGGTCGGCACACTTCGTTCCTATCTCCACGCCGACGACCTTTTCCTGGCCGCCGAAGCGGTCCTTAAAAAGCTGCCCGACTACCTGTCCCTGGTTCATCTGTTTTCCTTATCGTTCTCATACCAGAAGCGTTTGCTGTAATCGTAGCCGTCCATCTTACGCAGGATGGCCAGGCCGTAGATCTCATCCCATAACCGGCAGTACTCGAATTTATAGGCCGGGTTCTTTATGATCTCATGAAAACCTTTTTCCGCCGGCCCGTAGCAATCGTGGGCTATCCAGTAGCCCTTCCCGTTGCCCTTGAGCTGCGGGTAGAGGACTTCCATCTCTTTTACGACGTGTTCCGCGTCATGGGCCCCGTCCTGGAAGATGACATCGAACTCCACCCTCGGGAACGTCTCCCTGGTGATGAGGGCACTATCCAGGTTGATTACCGTGTTCGGCAGGCCCTCGGCCGTGAGCTTCCCCCGGACCTCTTCGGTCTTGACTATATCCACGCCATAATACATTGGGTCTTTTAGCTCATGCCGGATCGCGTTATCCTTGACCGCGTTCGCCATATAGAACGACGTGTATCCCTCGGCATGGCCTATTTCAAGGACCTTCTCTGCCCGCAGGCCCCTCAAGAAGAAGTACAAGAGCGGGCCGAAGAACGTGATCGTCGAATTGACGTTCGTATAATGAAGCTTGTGAATTTGCTCCATTACCGGGGCCGGATACATCCCGAAGTATTCAAGGTCCTTTTCGTGGGTTATAGCTTTTTCGCCCATCCGACGCCCTTTCCGTCATGATTCTCACCGAACATAAATTCCCTCGAGTAGATCTCTTTAAAGTCATCCCATACGTCCTGGAGATTACATCCTCGATCGGTTATATCGTCGAAGACGATCACTCCGCCCGGCTCGACGAGCTTCGCGGCGTTCGAGAGGTCTGCCCTGGCCCCTTCCTTTGAATGATCTCCGTCCACCAGGATATAATCGAAGCTGTCCCCGCGTGGTATCATCACTTCCCGAAGATACTCATGGCTATCCGCAGTTATAAGCTCTATATTGTCAAAGAGATTCTGCGGGATATTCATGGCCTTGAGGTTCATCCGTACGATCCCCGGAGAGGCAAACCCGTCGTTCCACACGTCCATCAGAACGATCTTCTCGATCCCGGAGTAGTCCGTATAGGCCGAGAGCATATTACATATCGAGAGGCCGGTCCGGACGCCCACTTCCAGGATCTTTTTAGGGGCCGCGTCGAGGACCCTTTCGATCGCAAAGTGATACTGGTCGTAAAACGCCTCTCCTTCCCGAGCAAAATGCTTTAGGTACTCCTCGTAATACGTGTCGCCCGGGTTCTTCGCCTTCAAGATACGAAGGTTGTTAAGTATATGCCGCGTCATTATTATTCGCTCGCGTGAGGTAATCATTTCTTTAATATCCCCCCGATATAGTAAAGCTCTATCGCCCGGGCAACGTCTTCCGGGCGTATCATTTTCATACATAATGGAACGCTATCCTGGAGATTAACGCAATCTCCCGGCTTCGATTTCCAACATCCGTCATACGGAGCACACGGCAGGGCCCCGTTCACGTACAGGAAGCGATGGTCCGGATAGAGCTCCCACCTGGTCCCTTCGCGGCCGCCGGCAACGCAAACGCACGGCTTTGCCAGGGCCGCAGCCACATGAAGCGGAAGCGAAACGCAGGTCAAGACGCCCTCGGCATGATAGATCGTCCTGAACAGGTCCCGCAGATTGGTCCTTCCCAACATGTTCACGACGCCATTGAGCGGCTTATGGATATGTTCCTTCTGCCCGATCTGGACGAATTTTATATCCGGCAAGAGGTCCACGACTTCCTGGTAATACGGATACTGCTTCAAGGAATAATCGCTCTTCGAGCCGGCGTTGATTACCCAATACTTACCTTCATAACCGGTCTCGCGGGCCACCGGAGAGGCCCAAGTTTTCTCTGCTTCATCGAGAAATAACTCGGGCCGCAATCCGGTCCGGGGTATCTTTACCCCGAGCTGTTCTGACAGAAACTCCGTCATGGCGTCGGCGAAATGCGTACCGAGCCGGCTTGAATTATGGATCATCGGGTAATGGAGATTGACGTACTTTACGTCCCCGAGATCAATCGGGGCATGGTTATTATCGGCTTTGAGCTCTTCGATTATCTCCTGTTCCCTCTGCTTGTCCTCGACTTCGATAGGAGTGATGAGCGGGCTATTCTTGAAGATCTCGTTAGCCGGCGAACGCATGTCGGTAATGTACTGCCCGGGAAACGCCGCGTGAAGGTCCCGCAGGGCGATCGTAGCCATCATAATATCGCCCGGGGCCTGCTTCTGGACCAGGACGAGCTTCTGCGGCTTGACTTCCATCGCTTCTCCTATTCCTGTTTCTACCGGGGCCGTATGCGTATGAGAACCTTTCTTTTCTTCCGGCCGGGCATTGAACAACGGCCCTTCTATCCTTTTCTTCCGGTAGATCAAGGCCGGATGTGCCAACCCGCCCTCGCCCTTTACCATCTTCTCGACGATCGGGTTCGCTTTCAATTCCTCTTCTGTAAACGCCGGGCCTACCAGGTCAAAGAACCTGGAGAGCTCTTCCTGGAGATCTACTCCCAGGAAACGGTCATCGAAGAAGCCCTTGCCGTCGTAGCGGATGGCCATGCGGTAATCGCTCGAGCAATAGAAGAGGTATCCATCGTCCTTGAGCGAATAATGGATCCTCTGGAGTATCTCGCGTATCTCGATGGCCGGGACGTGCTGTAAAACATATACGAGATAGGCAATGTCGAAGATTTCCGGTTTCGTTAGCTCTTCCGGAGCCACCGGCCTAAAAAACGGATGTGCGACATTATTGAAAGCAAGCTTTCTCATTTCGGCGGATGGATCTACCCCCACGATGCTGATGCTTCGCCAGGCATTGTTGCCTTCCTGCTGTATTATCTCCTTCGCTATTCGCCCCACACCGCAGCCGTAATCCAGGATATTCGCCGGTACACCTGGCTCGCGGAGAATTAAGCTCATGATTTTTCTTGAAAACAAAGGCGTTTCCTGGGCGTAGCGGTCCGCCATCGAGATCCCATTACAATCTCCGACGACGGCATGCTTGCCTTCCTCTAACGATCGGGGCTTGAAAAGATTGTGCTTCATACTACTCTCCTTTCTTAAATAAGCGGCTCCCGTACGTCGCTACACCTCTCAAGCCCCACGCCCAAGAGATCCAACAACGCCGGGAGCCATTTCATTATCTTCGCCCGTTATTCATAAATAACCTCGACGAAGATTTTATTCGGGGCCGCGGCCTGTTCGGTATAATAGACGCTCGTAGTGAACTCAACGCCGTATCTACCGAGCGGAATAGCCCACATGCCATTTGCGGCCGGTATTACTATCGGACCGAGCTTCGTTTCTCCTTCCTCTCCACCGTCCCGGAGTGCTATCATGTCGCCCGCTGTTGCCCCGTTCGCCACTATCACAAGGGCATATACGTTCTTCGGATCAGTACAAACGTATCCGTCGGCGGCCATGTTAGCACTCTTACATCCTTTAGGTCTCTGTGCCATTGTCCCGCCCCCTTATGATAAGCTCTCGGAAGAGCTCGATGACGAGCTGCTGCTTGACGACGAACTCGATGAGCTGCTCGAAGACGAAGAACTCGAGAACGAACTGCTCGATGAGCTGCTCGAAGACGAAGATGACGAGCTGCTCGATCTGCTACTCGACGAGCTTGAACTTGAGCTGCTCGATGACGAGCTGCTACTCAAAGATGACGAGCTTGAGCTGCTCGAAGAAGAACTGCTGCTCGAGGATGAACTCGATGACGAGGATGAACTCGATGAACTCGAATACGTCAATACCTTCTCGCCCTGTAAGTTATACAACGCGAGGTAATTGGTATCCGATACGGTCCCGTCGGCGTCGAGCAACGCCAGGGCAGCGTTCAGCTTTGAAATTATTCCGTCGAGCCACTCCACAAGCGAGGTCTGATAGACGCCGTTTTCCAGGACCCACGATCCCTCGACGTTCATTAGGGCCGCCTTGCCCGACGTAGCGAATTTCAAGGCCGTGTATTCCGTGGTATAGGTCAAACTATCCGCGGCAAGCTTATCCATGAGATCATTGAAATTATCCCTCAGGGATTGGATCGCCTGGACTACATCTCTTTGATATAACCCCGTCGCCCTGCCCTTAACCGTTCCGCCGGCCACATCCGTCGAACCGGTATTAGCAAAGATCTGCGTGATCGCAAGCGTAGAGCTGTAATTCAAGCTCGGAACTCCGCCATCCGCGTCTAATTTGGTGAGCGTCCCGTCGAAGTTGGTGATCAGCGTTGACAGGTAATAGAAGAGATCGGCCTGGTCCATGCCGCTTCTTACTACTCTTTTGTCTCCCATCTTTCCCCCTCTTTTGTTTTGATTTACAGGGGCCCGAGACGGGTGAGATCCCGGGCCCCGTGATTACCTCTTTACGAACCGGCGTTCGTCTCCATCTTGCCTATTACCCAAAGCTCTATCGAGGCCCCCGTCCAATCGTCGGCAGCTGTGGCCCCATCGGCCTTGAGCTGCTTGATCGTGATGGTCGTGCTCGAATAAGAGGTCTGGAGAATAGTCAGGTTCGCGTCCAAGCCGGCCGTTATATGGGCGTTAGCCCCGACGATCTCGGAAAAATACGATGACAGATCCACCGTATCCGAAGCCGCCGCCGGAGTGATCGTGAATATCCCGATCTTGTACTCTCCGGAGAATTCGGTCGTCTTTACGAGTGTGGCCGCAACTGCTCCCATTCTATCGCTCCTTGTTATGCCTGGTTTACGGTTTAAATAACTTCGCCAATTCCTTATCCACCGCCGGCTTGAAGACGTACATCAGAAGAGCTCCTATCACAAGGCCGACGATGAATTTAGAATTTAATACAAAAGCAAGTAAGCTAAACAAGCTTTACTCCTTTCCCTTACGCCGTCGAAGCGGTCGTCGCGGCCGTGGCTATCGAGATGACGCCGTAATCCTTGCTGTTGAACATCGGCTTGTGAACGCCGAATATCGCACCGCAGGAGATAGCCCACTTGTTGCCCATGTCGAACGACTTCTCGACCCATGACACTTCGTTGCCCCATGCGATAACGCCCGCCTGCTGCCCGCAGAGCACCGCACGTGCGACCGGAACCGATCCGGTATTGGTCCAGGCATAGACGTATTCGTGCTCGTGGATCACAACGCCGTCGTATTCCTTAACGGCTCCCGAGAATATCGGGTTCTCGGACCCGCGTTCGCCGGCTTCCCTGGCTTCCTGCTTGAAGACCGGATCCTTCTTCAAGTCCGAATACTGGTACGGATGGACGAACATAACGTACTTGTCCTTTCCGTCTACCCTTACCGGGGATACCTTCGGAGAGGCCATTTTCGCCATCTGCTTCGCGGCCGTGATACACTTCGTATCGAAGACCTCATCGGCCGTCAGGGAGTTATCGGCTCCCGCGTTATTGGCCCAAACGCTTCTCGTTGCAGCCGGAGCGTCCGGGGTATTCGCGAAGTCAGAGGTCGTCTTGCCGCAGAGCTTATCCAGGATTTCCTGGTCCACTCTCTCGGCCCACCAGGTCGCCAATGCGTTCTTCGCCCTGGTCCTCATGTTGTACGCGGACCTCTTCTCGTCCATCTTGCCCTTCAAGCGAACGGCATGCCTTAACTGGTTAATGCTCATGGTCTCGGAGTAGTCAGTAAGGGCTTCCTCGTTGCCTTCCAATTCATCATCACCTTCTATACCGGCTCCGGAGAGCTTCATGCCGAGGCCGAAGGTAATGGTCTCGCCGGCTTCCTTCTTGAAGTCCTCTATCTCCTGTATAATGCTTTTCTCGGACGTGCCGATAAAGCGGGACATATACAGGTAGTCCTGGACGTCGGCGAATAACGCCTTTCTCCAGAGCGACTTCCGTAATGCAGCGATCGTTGTTGAAGTTGCCATCTATACGTCTCCTTTTTTATCCTGCGTCTTGTAAGAACTTCTCCCGGACCGCTTTCGGCAGTTTAGAGAACTGCCTCGGGCTCATGGCGGATATTTCGGTCAGGGTATATTCTTTATCCCCGACCTTATAGGCCCCGCCGGCCCCCGCGGCCCCGGTGGTTTTCGCTTTCACTTCGTTTGCGTTGATCTTGTCCGCTGTTGCTATGTCCGGCTTTTTCGCCGCCTCGGGCGGCTTCTCTTCTTTCTTCACGGCAGCCGGTTTACCGTACTTTTCTGCGAACGCCGGATCGTTCCTTACGAGATCATACATAGTCAGGGCAGGATTCTTGCCCGTCTTGTAGGCCAGGAAGATCTTCTTCTTGTAATCCTCGTTGGTCTTGATGATCTCTTCTCCGATCTCCATGACCTTATCGAAGTCAGGCAGCTCCTTGTCTTCTATGCGGCGGGCAGCGATCCTTGAACGTGCGTCGGCTTCGGAAAGAACAACGACAATTTGCCGGTCCCGGGCTTCCGTCTCTAACGCGGCCGCTTCGTCTCTCTTCTTCTGGTCGGCCTTTGTTATGAAAGCGTCGGGATCCGGGTCTTCTTCCGGTTCCTTCTTGTTCTTCTTCGCCATGTCGTCCTTGATCTTGACGAAGAGAACGGCGTCGCGTTCTTCTTCCGCCTTCTGTGCCCTTCTGATGGCTTTTCTCATGCCATAGAATAGGCCCTTCTCGCGGGGACTGAAGTCCTTGATGTCTTCCTGCCCGTCTGCTTTGGCCGCCTCTGCCTCGATCTTGGCCATGTCCGGCTCTTTCTCCTTCTCTTTGTCCTCGGCCGCCTTCTTCGCTGCGGCCGCGTCAGCGTCGGCCTTCGCTTTCGCGTCGGCGTCTTCCTTCTCTTTCTGTTCCCTGGCTTCCTTTTCCTCGGGGGTTTCTTCTTTCTTCTCGGGCCCGCCCGTTTTACCCGCGTCTTCCGGTCCGCCAGGGACCTTATTTTTTCCGCCTTTATCTTCGTCTTCGATGTCTTTCTCATCCACACCGAGATCTGCGTCATCGGCGTTTGCGTCCGGAGCTCCGCCCATAACGAATTCCTGCTCTTCCTTCGTGAGCTCCTCGCCTTTCGCTACCTTCTCTTCGACTACCTTCTCGTCTACTGCCATCTTTTCTTCTCCTGGTATTCGATCGTCTTAAGCCGCGATCGCGGGGCTGCCGACTTTTTACGTTGCCGGCTACGGGGCCTTACTCGCTGCACCTGCTTTAAGTGCTTGCTGCTCTTGTGCATATACCTTCATGCGGTCTATGATCTCTTTCGAATTCGGTATTGCCGAGAATTCCAGTATGGCATCCGGCGGTATCGGATAGCCCGACTTCGCAAGCTCGATGAGCTGCTCGAACGTCTCGAGGCGTATCGTGGATGAATTGTCCGCCTCGGTGATGTCAATGTTGTACCGGCCGTCCTTTACCTGCTGCAAGAAGGCCTGGAGAATTCCGTCGGAGATATTATTATCCTGGATAAACTTCTCGCCCAATATCTTCTTGATTTTCGGGATGTCGAAGACCTCGGGTATCATGGCGAAGATAGCGTCTCCGACCATTTCCTTCGTGTATCTGAAATTCCGGAAGTACTTCGCCAGGATCGTAATTGCCTGCTTGATCCTCAAGCTGATGGCCCTGCCGGATGTCGTCTTGTCCTGGATAGCCAGGGCGTCCGGGTTGATCCCGGAGATCTCCTTGATGTCCTGCTCGGCCTGTTCGCCTCTGGTTATGTTGGCCAGGGACCCTTGTGCCGGGCTTATTCTCTCGAGTGAGGCCCCGGGCCTCTTCTTGATGACAATGCCCGGCTTGCTGCCTAACTGCTTGAGGTCTTCCCACTCTTCACGCTGCAAGGCGTTGCGATCGCCTATCCATCCGCTATTCGCCGACGTGTTGAGAATATGAAGATACTGCGACCTGGACTTGTTGACCTCGCGGTTCGGGTCCTTGATGTTTCGGGTTATGCCTTTTACTCTGAACTCTTCGGTCTCGGCCGACGGGTTCCAATTCGCAAAGTACTGGAAAAACGGATAGCCCGAATAGGACGGCTCGAACGGGCTTATAATGTCTTCCTGGAGCTCCTGGCCGCATGCAGCTGCCGCGTACCACATTTCCGGGATGAGCCGCTTTATGACCTTTATCTTTGCTTCGATGTTGTCCTTGACGGGCGGTGGAAGGTCCGGAGCCGGGGCCGGAGCAGCTGCCGTTGATCCACCGGCCATCGCTTGGGCCATCGGAGCGAACGTCGAGGCCGCGTCATGCCCCTCTACTTCCTTCGCATACTTCTCGTTATATTCCTTGATGATCGCGGTCCTGCGGGCCTCTGCCTCTTCCTTCTTGTTGAACTTCTCCAGGACGCCGTTGTTTACGTCGAACACAAAGAACCGCTCAATGAATTTCCGGTGGTAATACTCGAGCAGGGTAAATGTCTGCTGCGATCGCGGGACGTCTCCGTCGGAAATGGCCGAGGCCGGAACACCCATGCCCTTCTTGTTGTGGTAATTGTCCGCGTCGCTTTCGATGGCCGGGCTTTCCATCCCCTCGAGGTTCGCATAGTCATCGCTCTCGAACGCTTCAATGACGTCCTCTTTCGTGGGATAGAGGGTCTTGAGCCGGGCCCTGGAATAATTGCTCACCTTGAACATAAAACCCCAATCGCTCTGATCGTACTCGCGGCCCTCGGGGTCCTTTAATACCTGGTAAGGCGTGAGCTGCCGGAAGATGAGCTCGCCGTTTATGATGTCGCGGTCATAATTGACGGCCATTTCGATCCATCCCTTGCCGCCGATTATTCCGTCATCGAACTCATGATCGAGCTTATATGAAAGCTTCGAGGTCTTGTCTATAAAGCCCAAAAGCTTATCGGCTATCTCGGAGAATAACTTGTCCTCGCCGCCTTCCGGGAAGGCCTTTATCCGAAGGGAGTTTTCCCTCTGATAACCGCCGATGAGATTGATGAGGGGCTCTATCTTGTTGAAGGTCAAGCACGGCCGGCCCTGGACCTCGAGCACTTCCCTCTCTTCTGCGGTCCATTGGTCGCCCAAAGCGAAGCGGAAATCTTCCTTGATGACTTCGTTCGAACTCGCAACGGCGGAAGCGGCCAGTTTATAATTCTGTTCTATCTCCTCGATGAGCTCGCTCTTGCCGGTCTCGTCGGTCCCTGGCTTTCTGTCCTTCTTGCTCTTTTTCTCTTCCTTCTTTTCCCTGGCTAACATATCTGTTCTCCTTTAAGCGGACATGGCCCCGCCGGCCGGTGCTGAAACTCCCTCATGCTCGTCGGGTTCCTCTTCGCCGTATTCCTTGCCCCTTATCTGTGTCGCGTTCTCGAACCCGTACTGGAGCATTACCCACGCGTCGGCCCGGTCCGGAGATCTTCCAAGCCGCTCTTTAACGTCTTCCTTCTCTTCGATCTGGATGAGGCCCTTCTTGTTGATGAAGAATTTGACTTCCAGGAGCTCTTCAATGAGCAGCGGGTCATTAGGTATCGAGGCGTTGCCGTCCTCGGCCCGCTTCCTTGCGATGAACCACATCTCGGCCTTAAGGTTCTGATATGAAATGTCCGTGGGCTTGCCGGCTCCGTGGACCTCGATGATGTCCACACCTTTAAGCTCCATATCGTTAAGTGTGTCCACGGTCCCGCCACCCACGCCATCGCCATCTACGACGATGAAGTTGCCGCCCACCTTGCGGAGCACTATGACGCCGCGGGCCGCCGTCGTTGTCGTTGCCTGGCCGGTCTTGATCTCTTTTTCCTTTACCATTCCGCTCTGCCCGCCATAGATCACGGTCTCGTCATCACCGAAGCGGGCTACGTCTATGGCCACGCCCTTGAAATTCCTGGTCTCTTTCGTCTCCCAATTCACCATCCGGTCAATGAGGTCCTGGCCGAATACGGTATCAATAGAGGTCTTCGGTATCTGCCCGAGGATCCTGGCGGCCCACCGGGGATCATCCTCTCCCCACCTGGTACGCTTGTCCTCGACCCACGCGTAAGAACAGAGGCCCGGCACGACCGTTTTCTTCTCGATGTAATTCGGGTTGTCCAGGCAATTAAGCGTGATGACAATATCCTTCTTCGCCTTGATGTCGGAAGCGAACCGCCCGGACGCCCGCAGCGGGTTGCCTATCTGGATCATGAGGCCTATCTCACCGGTTAAGATGGCCTCTATCTGCTCATAGATCGTGTCATCAACGGCCTGGGCCTCGGAGACGATGACGAATACTCTCGGGCTATGAAAGCCCTGGAACTTTCCGACCATGTTGCCGGTCTCTTTTGTCGTAAACCCGAGGGCATACCATTGGTCCTCAATGCCCTTATCCTTGTCCGGGCCTATCTTGATCTCTTCGGTTAAGAGCTGCCCGATCGTGGGTATCTTCGCCCTGGCCGCGTGGCTTGCTATCTCTCCCCACATGATCTTCTTCACCTGGCGATCGGACGGGGCCGTTGTGATCACGACACATGGCCCCCACGCCTCGAGGAAATAATGAACCAGGCCGCCGCACGTGAAATCCTTGCCGAGCGAATTGCCGCTCGCGACGATTATGTTCTTGTGCTCCTTGATGGCATAAGGAACCGCCTCGAGCATGGCAATCTCCCCGTCCCACATCTTCTCTACGCCGAGTTTATCTCGGAAGTAGATCTCCGGGTGATTTCGCCATAAAGCGATTAAGGGTTGGATATTCTGTTCTTGTAATTCTGATACCATCTACGCCTTTCAAGCCGCCATCGGCTTTTTTAATAAGCTCTATCAACATCACCGCCAGGCCGGCGGTACTCTCTCCGCCCTTCGATCCTTCAAACTCTTCTCGGGCCTCTTTGATCAACGCCGGCACGACACCGAGACGCTTGACTTCGATCTTGCCGACTTCATTGCCGAATTTATCGAAATACAATTTATCGGGATGATAGGTGAGTGCTTCTTCCAAAGCTTCCTGGATATAATTTAAGCGGTTTACTTTACTGGCTAATGGATGAGAGGCCAGGCGTTTATCAATGACGGTCCGGATCCTGGCAATCCGGTCCTTGTACCTCGGGTTGTGCATGTACCCCTGCGAAATCGCCTGTTCTGAAATATCTATGTCGTGGTACTGCTTGAGATATTCGCAGATCCGCGTGGGCCCGCGTCCTTCGGCAATAAGCTTGAGGACCTTGATCTGCTGATTAGCGGTGAGTTTTGCTTTTCTTAACTCGTCCGGCATGCCAATCCTCGTTCAAACCTTTTATCGTGAGCTCTAAACATTTACCCTTAAACTCCGCGAACGCCGTCAACAGCGGGGCTAATTGTGTCGCGTCCGTATCAAACTTCACCGAGGCAGCCCCTTCGCCATCAATAAAAATACACTTCTTAAACGGATCCAAGCTCGCCTTGAGCTTTATCTCTTTCAATTCCGCCATAACTTCCTCACACATAAAGTATTACGTATCGCTCCGTCTTTTACGAACCTCGTCGCCGGCCTTATCAGAGCGGTAGAGCACTTTCTCGACGACGGAACGCACATGCCGGAGCTCATCTATCGCGGCGTCCACGTGCTCAATTTTGTTTACAAAAAAGCTCGTTTCCCTACGGGATATAATCCCTTTCTTCAAGCACGACAAAATACGCTTCCGTGGTACACTCACCCATATAACTCTTAAGGGTAGCAGCTCGGGTCTCTTCATCCTTTTTGTTCTCACGGGGGCCCCCAATAAAAAAAAGGCGTTTCCGCAATCCCGCTTTCAAGGTACACCCTTGCCGGAGAGCCCATCCTCTTCCGGAACGGAACTGCGAAAACGCCTCACGCCTTACGTGTCGGCTTTATTCTTCGATCGTTATTGCTTCAACGGGACAGCTATCCCTTGCCTCACAGCTATCCCTTGCCTCTTGGCACATATCTTCCGCCGACTTCTCAATATCAGCGTCCTTCACCTTCGCGACATCGCCCTTCATTTCGAAAACGGCCGGGCATAAATTCACGCATAGCTCGCAGCCGGTACAAATGTTCGCGTCAACTTTCGCCTTCAAGATCTCACCCCCTTTCAAAAATAGTAAACGGCTTCCAGAGATATATTCTGACCCACAGGCCACAATGCCGGCCATAATCCCACTCACGAATAAACTCTACCCCGAAGCCGCGTTCTTCACAGAACCAAAACACGCCTATCTTCATCCAGATCCTCTTCTTCCCGGGGGCCGAGATCTCTCGGGCCCGGCCCCCACGCCTTCGACTATTCCTTTTTCGAGAACGAAAAGTACACCATTTCAATCACGATCACCGCAAGAAGGATCTCCCCGGTCATGCCCAACCCTGGTCCCCGAGCTTGAGCTCCGGCGGATCCTCTACAACCTGGCTCTTACGCAGCTCGGCGGTCTTCTTCAACAGGTCCCCTCTGATGGCCATGAGCGTACCGCGAAAGAACCCCGCCATCTGGTCCGTGAGCGACCGGATCTCCATGAAGAGCTCATCGAGCGTCATGTCTTCCGGCTTTTTCGCTACGGGGCCCGCGGCCGCTGCGGCCTTCTTGCCGCGTTTACCCTTGCCCTTGACCTTTGCCGGCTTGTCCCCCTTCTCAACCTTCTTCCTCGGTAAACCTTTCCACGCCTTATAAACGTGAAACTTGTTGATCTTGAGCTGCGGGTACGTTGTATTTATAAACTCTACGACCTCGCCCGCCTTCTTCTCACCCTTGAACCCTTTTATCTGTTCCGTGATATTTGTAGGCAGCGGCATTTTCCTCACTCTCCTTTGCTCTATCATCGTCCACTTCGACAACCTCATGCCTCAAAGGAATCATCTTCACGTGGGGCTCGAAGCAGATTTGATAATACTCGTTTACCTTCACCATCGGCCGGCCACATACCGGACACGCCTCTAAAACGGGGACACGTTTTCTCACCCGGCCCTCTGCTCTTTGCTTTCTATTTTTATCTGCCGAAAATAAAACTTTTTCGACAACGCGTGGACGAACTCATCCTCGAGCTCTTTTACCTCTGTCTCCGCCGTTCTGAATATACCGGCTCTTCCCGATTCTACTATTGCGGTCATGTTTACCTTCAAACCTTCCCTGGCCGCGACAATCTTAATCACGCTTTTCAATTTTTATCACCCCCTCTCCGATGACGGTCCTCTTCTCTTTTCCTTGACATCCCATTCGCCATAATTTTATTCCTTTCCGGGGCCCGGCCGTCAGAAGCCAGGCCCCCGTTTGGACCTAACCCTATCTCAATTTTATCTTCCGGTCCACAAGCTCCCCGCCGACAAGCCGGCCATCATGGAAGACCAGTTTCACGGTCATATCCCCGTTGCGGATGTCCTCTCGGCCGCGGCGTAGGACTTCATCTATCACCTGCTTCTCGATCTCATCCTTCGTCTTCGCTTCGGCGGCCATTACTTTTTATCCTTCTTCCAGTTAGCTTTCACATCGAACTTGTGCCAACATCCGACCGGCTTATTCTTGCGGATCGCGAAGCACGTAAAGAACCCGCAGCCATGACAAACGTATCTCTTTATTTTCCCTTTACGCATAGGAATTGTTTTAATACCCCCGACAATTCATCGGTGAATATCTCGAACCGGTCGTGGTTAAAGGCGAAAAGATAATCACCGTTCTCCGGTCCGCTCGAGAAATGTTTCTGGTATCTCATGTTGTCATTGACCAGAATGGCCTCTACGACCTCGTGGATTAAAACCTGGAATTTCCTCTCGTCGGAATAGTGCTTCTGTATCTTAATGACGTGATCTCTCCAGAAGAAAGCCCCGCCTTCGATCTTGCTATCGAGCTCGACCTTCCACTTAACGCCGCCGATGATCAAGGTCTTTGGGAGTTTCATTTCATAATCTCCCTTTCTACCCACCGGGCGATCGCCTCTCTCTTGTCCTTCTCGTCTTCCGGAGTGGGCCCTAAATAATTATCCAGGACCGCATGAGCAAACTCGTGTGCAACAATCCCCCGCCTTAATTTCTGCCGGCTCATGTAGACCGTGTTTGCCTTGAAATGATAGAACGCAACGTGCGGGCATTTTTTCCCGGTTGTCCTTTCCCATTCCCGCTTAACCGAGGCGTCGTACTTGAAAACTACTACCTTGATCGGGGCCTCGGAGACGTCCATAAGCAAAAGGTCCTGGACCTTATCGAATAGCCCCGAGATCACTCCGGCGATCGTCATGTATCTCGCGTGGGATACCCCCTCTATCTCTATCTCAAGGCCCCATGCCGTCGAGCACACCAGGAGCAAGCAGATTAACGCGATGGCCATTTTCATTTCGACTTCGCCTTCTCTACGTCATCGGCTAACATCCGCTTAATATCGTCCATGATCAGTTTCTTTATTTCCTCGTGCGATCTCCGCATATCCGTCGGCGGGAAATCTCTTGTTATTAGCCGGTGCTGCAAATTCCCGTCCTTGTCAATAAAGGTTATCCCGACCATGAACTTCCCGCTTTCTGCCGCTTCCTGGAGCTCCGGGATCAACGCGACAGTTTTAGCTGCTTCGTCCATCTTCTTCCTCTCCTTTTTTGTGGGGCTTGCCATCTGCTCTCTCCTTTTCTTACGACGACGTACGGGATCTCCGGATATAACGCCTCGAAGAGCTTCCGCTTGAGATCCCATACGTCGGTCGCGAATCCTTTCGTTTCGTGAACTTCCATCGTCCCGTTTATCGGATAGACGATAAAATCTACCCGGTGGGAACAAACCGTTTTTCCGTTTACCGTCAAGGGATAGGTCTTCTGTATCTCGTAATCCTTGATCTCTCCGGCGGCCTTTAGCATGCGAAGATCGTCGCAATAGCCGGCCTCGAAACGGCTATCGTGTATATGGCCTCTGCTGCACCGGCAGCTCGAGTTTCCGTATTTATTCTTTTTTGGTCTCGTCCACAGCTGCTTCATTTTTATCCATCCTGTTGATCTCATCTATGATCGCGGCGGCGAACTCTACCTTCGGAAAGTACTTGATCGCATGCTCCGGGAACTTCACCTGCTTCTTGATCCAGGCCTCGATGAAATTCGCCAGGCCTTCCCTGTTGACCTTCTTCTCGGCCCGCTCTTCTTTGTACTCGCCGATCGGACGCGGCTCGAAATTCACCTTCGCCAGGTCGTCCAAGAAATCGCAAACCTTCTTCCTCTCGAGATCCCTGGCCGCCTCATCGAGATCTTCCCATTTGCCCGGGATGGGCTTTGCCCCGCTGCCGCCTGACCTTAATACCTGGAGCTGTGCTAACGTCGTTATCCCATCCGGTCCTAACACTTTGCTCATGCCCTTTACTCCTTTCGTTTTAGGCGTATTTCGCCTTGTTATGCCTCATGTGCCGGCAACGCCTCGAGCAAAAAAAGACGATCTGCCCGGGGGACCTACGCAACGGCGTTCCGCATATCAAGCAGTAATTCGCGGTCGTCCGGATCGGCTCGTGGCGGAACTTCCAGAGTTTCTGTTGGAGCCGCGTCCACCCCTTCTTGAGCTCTGTTTTACTTGCCTGGTCCGGGTCCTTTACCGGGACCACCGGCGTTTGCGGGCCCGAGCGAAGCCGCCAACACCGCCACCAATCCAGGAACGCCGCCCACATTTTCTTGATCATAAATCCCTCTCAATTTTCACCGGGATCACCCCGGTATCCAGGTCCGCTATCTTGGCGAACGCCGCCCTTGATAGATCTATTCTTTTTCCCTTAAATCTTCTTCCGATCCGGTCCGACACTTCCACGACAACCACTCGGTTATTACGCGTGTTGACCACTCGAAGAACAGTACCAAGAGGATAATCCCGAGAAGCAGCAGTAAGACGTCCATCTTCGAACTTCCGCCCATTGGCCATCACCCCTTTCGAGTATTTATAGGTCCCTTCCTTCTTCAAACTTTTGATCGAATACCACGACGCCTTGAGCTCGACCGGATCTGCGTGAGCACTCTTGGCCAGTAATACGACGAACGCCACCCACGCAATTATTATCACCAGGAAAACAAATACCCGAAGGCGTACCTCTGCCCTCACTTTTTTTACCAGGCAGTTATGCGGATGTTCGCGGAAGGCATGACACGCCTCGCAATAAAATTTCGCGGAGATTATTTTCGCCATCAATTCTTCTCCCTGAATTCTTCGATGTTCAAGTCCTCGATCGGAACGATATAAAGCCGCACGCCCGGTTTTATTGCCTGGATCGGATACTTGCGAAGCTTATTTGTCGGGATCGAATAGACGTGAGGATAAAGCCGCTCGCCGGCCTTGTTCCGGTAGGTGATCTCCACGGTCGTCTTCTCAAGGCCGGCTGCGAATGTCGCGATCCCCACGGACCGTGTTTTCCAGATAGGGTATTTAATTGAGATCATTTTTTCTCCTTTCCTGTTTTTAGGGCTACCGCGAACTCGTGAATTTGCTTTGATAGGGCCTCGCGTTCCGCCGGCGGGACCTCGGGCATTTCGATCTTTACCACTCCCACCCTTGCCGGCGGCAGAGGGTTCCTGTTGTGCCAGGTCAATATCGTATGGTAATGGGAGTGATACTTCTTGCCTTTGGAACCGATGTAATTATTGAGACGCTCTATCCAGATCTGCGTATTCTTCTCCCCGAGTTTGTCTATAAGTTTTTTGAGCTCTTCATCTTTGAGTAAGACAAAATCGAGAAATTTCACCTTATTTGTTTTTGGTAGGTTAGGTAAGGTAGGTACGGTACGGTTATTTGGCCCTAAAGGCGGCCTAAAGGTTGACTTTAGGTATGCCTTATGTTTCTTGCGTATCTCTTTCCATCTTTTAGGGTTAGCGGAATGATATTTTGAATGTAAATACCTTCCCGCGTAATCAAGCCAATCATGAATTAAGCCGCTCTCTTCGATAAAACCGGTCTCTTGTAGGACTTTATAGAGCTCTATCGGAGAAAGTTTACAGTTTAGGCGGCCTAAAGGTTGACTAACATCGTACCGGCTTAAATCGCCATCTTCGGCATATTTCAAGGTCCACCACCAGAGCCGATGAAGGTTGCCAATCGCTTCTTCCAGGTTCCACCCTGTCTTGGTACAAAGCAGTAGAAGCTTCGGATGGTCCTCAAGATCCTGATGACTTTCTATCCAGGCCATTGTTGTCCTCTATTTTTGAAGCTTCGCGATGATGAGTTTGCCCTTTTCTTCCGATAGGTTCTCAAGAGCGATCATGTCCTTGAGAGCTATCCCTGCCCGCTCTTCGATCTTGAAGATGAGGTCCTCATCGGCCCATCCGTATTTCTTCTGGATCCCCTTTATTGCCGCGATCTGCCCTTTTGTGATGAAGCCCTTACTGCCCTTCTCCGGCTCGGGTTTATGTTCCGCAGCTGCCGGCCCCGGATCCGCAGGATGACCTTCGGGGTCTCCCCCTACGATAACGCCGTCCTCGGGGCCACCTGCGAGCAATTCCGACGGCTTTTTGCCGTCGTTGTCATAGAACAGGGTATCCTTGCTCTCGTCCGGAGCCGGCAGCATGGACCGCTCGGCCGGGATAAGGGCAAGCTTCTGGATGTCCCCGATCGAGAAGGCCTTCTGGTCCACATGAAGAATGAAATGCTTCGTCTTCGTACCCTCATACTGGATGTCCTCGGGTACTCTCATGAGGGTTATCGGGATCATCGCGTAGCGGCCGCATAGGCCCTTGAGCCATTCGATCGCCGAATTAAGGTTGACGATCGAGTTATAGCTGCCGGTGTTGATCTGCCATATACCCATACCGAGAAGATCCGGCAGGATGATCTGGAGCATGGCCATCCGGGAGCACTCCGGCTTTTTACAAACGTCGTTATCCCCGAGCTGATAAGGACACTCGGGACCTTTACACCTAACCTGGATGAAGCCGCGGTCATCCTCGTCTATTCTCTCGAGGCCCTTGCCGAACTCTTCGGTGGTTGTCGCGATCTCGCCATCGCCTTTACACTTGACCAGGGTTGACTTGCCGTACCGTTTGTAGAACTGCTGAAAGAAGAGCTCCGGCAGGACCGGCGGGAACATGATCTTTATGGCCTTCGGCTTCTCGCCATAAAGCTCCTTAAACCTCTTCTTGAGCATTTCATTCCATTCCGGATCGGGTGTCTTCGGGTCCAGGATGAAATAATCCACTTCCTTCGGATACTCCTGTCCGCTCGCCGCCGTCGCCTTTATCCCGAGGCGTATATGCCCGAGACGCGGTAAACGCCTCACTTCCGATGTACCCTTGATCATTTTTTCGCCCCCTTCTTTATGGCCTTTTTCTTGGCCGGGTTTTTGGTTTTCTTTTTTACGGCAGAAACCGCCGCCTTGTTAAGCGAAGTACTCGATGACGCTGTTGTGGATGTCTCCGTCTTGACCTTAACCCGCTCGCTTTCCTTCGGCGGTTTGATCTCCGAGATCCTTACGGAGAAGGATTTAGCGTATTTCGTAGCGTCCTCGAGGACCTTCGCGTCTATCTGCCGGTCCGCGATCGCGGCCTCGAGCAGTTTCTTCGACGGCTCCGAAATCAGAACGAGCTGCTTGGATGTGAGGTTCTCTGAAAGAAAACCCTTGTCCAGGTAGCCCCGGTTTGTCGTGATGTAGGTTGCCTTAAGTTTCCCGACGGAGAGCTCGGTCTGCTTCGTGGCCTTGAAGTACCGCTCGACGATGACTTTTGCCTCGTCGTACTGCGTCTCGAGGTCCTTTATCTGCTTGCCGAGATCATTACAGAGCCGGATCGCTCCCTCGAGGATCTCCTGGCTCGGGGCCTCTACTACGTCGTCGGTTTCCAGGACCGGGGCCTCTTCCTTCATTTCCTCGCCCCAACAGGTGAACTTGTGCCGGCAATACGAGCACTTCGTTGAATTACGAAGGAAGGGCCGCGGCGGAAGTATCTTATTATTGATACACTCCGCCACGGTCTTGAGGCCGGCTCGGATCTGCTCTTGCCTTTCCACGTCGGGGAGAATGACGAACTCCAGGTAAGGCATTTTTCCCTTCTCCGGGCCGTTTGAATTGCGGTTCTTGATGAGGACGATCGCGAACTTCTTATGGGAAGCATGAAGATACATCTGAACCTGGTCATAATACGTTTGAGAAATTAACCCTGTCCGGGCGATCTCTTGAAAGGTAAACTCGTTCGTTGTCTTGATCTCCAGAACCGGATCATCGCCATTCTCGAGGACCCCAAGGGCTTCCTTCAAGGCCTCGTTTAGGAAGAGGCCTTCCTTGATACTGGAGAACTGGATCGTATTATCTATCTTCCCGGACGTGGGGCGTTCCTTTACTCGGATCTCTTCATCGGAGAGCTCCCTCTCCGGGCTTCGAAGGACCAGGCGAAGCCGGCGTCTTATGTCGGCCTCGTGAATATGGCCGTCATCGAACATTACCAGGGAGCCGCTCGTCAAAAGCGACTTCTCCTGCGAATTATAGATGTCGTAATAGATCTCGCGTTCGCATTTCTCGCCTTCGTCGGCAGCTGCTCCTGCGTCCGAGAAGCGAAGGTTCCGACGAGGATATTCCGTATACTCGGTCCGGTAGGTCTCCTCGAGAAGCGGGGTTAGCACTTCAACTCTGAAAACTTTTTGCTCCAT